ATGACTTATACAGTATTTTGAGTTTTGGGGCTATATTTAAAAAACAAGTAAAAAATGAATGAAAAAAATAAACTTAACAAAAACAAAAAAGGAACTGAAAAAATTAAACGCTGACGAGTCAAGCACCGATTTAATACTTAACAATGTTTATATGTATAACGACCTTGTTGTGAAATACAACAACGGGACAATTGGAAGGGACATATATTTACTTGCACAACTTAACAGTCAAGTAGTTAAACAATTAGCCGAGATTAAAAAACAGAACAAGAAGTCCAGTGATGACGAGGATAGTTTCATTGACCTTATTGAGTCAATGAAAAAAAATAATTAATTGTAATTGAATAATTTACAAGTAGCTACACAATATGCAAACGATGTAATTAACAATACTATTCCAAGTTGTATATATGTAAAGCAAGCTGCTCAAAGGTTTTTAAACGACTTAAATAGTGATACATACTATTATGATGAGGATGAAGTAAATAAGGTTGTTAGTTTTATTAACGCCCTCCAATTAACCGAGCAAGTCAAACCCAAACACTTCAAATTAGAACCGTGGCAAACTTTCATTGTAGCAAACATTTATGGAATATGTAAACGGGAAACTGAGTTACGAAAGTATAGGAGTGCTTATATTGAGCTGGCCCGTAAAAATGGAAAGTCGCAATTGGTTACGGCCCTTGCTTTATACCATACCATTTTTGATAGTGATGCACAAGTAGTTGTTTCGGCAAACTCACGCGAACAAGCAAAAAATGTTGATTTTAAAAAACTCAAACAATTTGCCAGTCAAATTGACCCAAAACAAAAACACTTAGTGCATTACTACAACAGCATTAAGTTTAAAACCAATGAATTAATAGTTACTGCCAGCGACCCAAAAAAATTGGATGGGTTGAATGCTTCATTTTGTTTGATTGACGAGCTACACGAAGCACCCGATAATAAAATGTATAATGTTATGAAGTCATCACAAGGGGCCCGTGAGGAGCCATTACTTATGACTATAACAACAGCTGGTTTTGATACTGAAAGTTTTTGTTATTCACTAAGGACTTATTGCACTGAAATACTTTCGGGTGAGAAACAAGACGATAGCCAATTTGCCATTATTTACACAATTGACCCTGATGATAAATTGGAGAACAAGGAAGTTTGGTTAAAAGCCAATCCAAACCTTGATGTTTCAGTTTATAGTAATTTTTTGGAAGCTGAGGTTAATAAGGCTATAAACAACGAAACTGAAAGGAGTGGTGTTGCTGTCAAAAACTTTAATGTTTGGATGAAAAGCAACACGGAGGAAATATGGATACCTGAGGTTTATATAAATGGAGCTATGGCCGATATAACACATAGTGATTTAACTTTTAATGATTATGAGTGTGTTGTTGGTGTTGACCTTTCAAGTGTAAGTGATATAACAGCTGTTAGTTATATGTTTGAGATTGATGGTATGTTTTACTTTTTGAATGACTACTACATACCAGAGTATTCAATTAGCTCAAATTACAACAGGGAAATGTATAAGGAGGCTGCCCAGTTTGGACATATAAATATAACTGAGGGTAATGTAGTTGATTATGATTTAATACTTAAACACATACAACGCAAACACGAGGTCCATAATGTTAAGTCCATTTACTATGATAAGTATAATGCTACTCAGTTTGCTATAAACGCTACCGAAGCTGGTTTTTATATGAATGAGTTTAGCCAGTTGGCAGGTAATTTAAATAAACCATTGAAGGAGTTTGAAAGGTTAATTAAAAGTGATAGGGTTATTATACAACGAAACCCGATAACAAAATGGATGTTGAATAATGTAGTGTTGAAAATAAACCAAATGGGTAATTATTCAATTGACAAATCAAGCAAAAACAAAAAAATTGATGGTGTTGCCGCTATGATTGACGCACTTGGTGGATATATCAGCGCACCTAATTATTCATTTAATGTTTGGTAAAAGTTTTTGTTAAAAATGTTGTATTTATATAAAAATAAAATTGTTCAATGGCATTTTTAGATATTTTTAAACGCAATAATAATAAACAAGTTGAGGAGCGAAGTTATGATGATTGGACCAATCCAATTTTAGGAACATTAAACATAAGTAGTCAAACTTCATATACTGCTAACAAGGCGATGAAACTTTCAACCGTTTATCGCTGTGTTAATTTGATTAGTGATAGTATAGCCTCACTACCACTTTTACCATACACATATAAGGACAAAAACGGGGCTATAACAAATTGGAAATATATTAATTACGAAGATACTTATTACAACCTTTTAAATGTTCAACCAAACCCATTAATGGGAGCAAACACTTTTAAAAGGCTACTTGTAGTTAATTTACTTTTAAAGGGAAATGCTTATATATTAGTTGATAGGGACAAAACAGGAAAGGTTTTAAACCTAATACTTTTAGCCAGTGATTATATTGAGGCAAAAATTGTAAATAATGATTTGGTTTATTATGACAATTACAATAAAAGGTCATATGACAAATCACAAATTATACACTTAATAAACTACACTACAAATGGAATAAATGGAAGTAGCACAATTACACACGCAGCTACTACACTGGGCATTTCATACAATAGTGAGGAACACACTTCAAACTTTTTCAAAGGTGGTGCAAGTTTGGCTGGTATATTAAGGCCAATCGCTGGTGTTAACATAAACACAGCTAAGGCAACAGCGGCTAAGGAAGCCTTTATTAATGCTTTAAATGTTGATTTAAACGGGACCTCAAATAGTATTGTGGTTTTGGATAGTGGTTTGGAATACCAACCAATTACTATATCACCAAAGGACAGCCAATTACTTGAAAGTAGGCAATTTAATGTAATTGATATATGTAGGTTTTTTGGAGTACCGCCAACAATGGCTTTTAGTGAAACTGGAAAGTTTGCCACGGCTGAGCAACAACAAATTGATTATTTGAACAACACGCTAACACCACTTATTGAAAAAATTGAAAATGAGTTTTTTAGGAAGTTGTTTTTACAAAGTGAATGGATATATAGCGATTTAAAGTTTGATACTGAAAACTTAATGAGAACCGATGCTAATACCAGGGCCGACTATTACGCCAAACTATTTAGGGTTGGTGGTTATACGGTTAATGAAATTAGGGAAAGGTTAAACGCTGGCTTTCCTGTTACTGGTGGAAATAGGGCATTTATTGATAATAATGTTCAGCCAACCGATGCACTTATTGCTGAGCAAGGCGACCCAGGAAAACAACTGGACAATCAGTTAAAAAGTAATAATGACGAATAATGGAAAATACAAAATTAGAACGCAGGGTAGTTCACGAAATGCGTGCTGTTGAGGATAGTAGGGAAATAGTAGGAACAGCAATTGTTTTTAATAGCCCAAGCGTGGATATGGGTTTTACTGAAATCATAGACCACGAGGCTGTTAATAGTGATTTAATAAACACAAGCGACATTGTAATGCTTTACAACCACGATGAAAATAGTGTTCCACTTGCAAGAAGTAAAAATGGAAAAGGAACACTTAAAATAAACATAACCGATGATGGTGTTGATTTTAGATTTAAAGCTAAGGACACGCCACTTGGAAATGAAGTTTTGGAAGCTGTAAAAAATGGTGATTTGGAAAACTGTTCGTTTGCTTTTGCCATTGATGAGGATGGTGAAAGGTGGGAAAAATTACCAAATGGTGAGTATAGGAGAACAGTTACAAAAATTGGTTTATTAAGGGACTTTTCAATTGTGCCTTTTCCAGCATTTCCAGCTACTGTCGTAAATACAAGAGGTTTGGATGAATTGAAAGCTAAGGAGGAACTTGAAAAAAGGTTAGATGAGGAAAAAATAGTTGTTGTTGAGCCACAAGTTATTGAAACTAACAATGAACTGGATGAATACTACACTCAATACGAGGCAATAATTGATAAACTTAAAAATTAACAACTAAAAAAAAATAATTTTTAAGTATTTATATAAAAATAACATAATGGTTATGGACTTGACGGTATTAATTGAAAAACGAAAGGAAAAAATTGGTGAATTGGAAGCTGTTTTTAATGTAGCCAAGATTGAAAAACGCAAGTTATCAGCTGTTGAGGATGAGGCTTTTAATAAAATAAAAACTGAAATTAACGAGCTTGATAAACAAATAGACGAAAAACGAAACAAAAATAATAACAATAAAATAATTACAAGAAAAATGGAAAATAAGTTTAGATTAACAAAGGCTATTGAAGCAAGAGCCAACGGCCGCTCAATAGATGAATATGCTGAGATTTTGGAAGCTGGTAAAAAGGAAATGATAAGGTCTGGTCAAAGTTATACAGGTGAAATTGTATTACCGATGGAGTATCGTTCTGATATATTAGCTGGAACACAGTATCAGGGACAAGAAATTGTTACTGAGGATAAGTTTAGTTTACTTGGACCACTGAGAGATAGGTTAATACTCGCACAAGCTGGTGCTAATATAATCAGTGGATTAGTAGGTGATGTTTCAATACCAGTTTATGCTGGAACAAGCGCAGCTTGGAAAGGTGAAGTTGTAGCAGCTGCTGATGGAGCTGGTGCATTCAGTGAAGTAACACTTTCGCCAAAGCGTTTAACCGCTTATATTGATGTCTCCAAACAATTTTTAGCACAAGATAGTATCAGTGCTGACCAATTGTTAATGAGTGATATGGTAAGTGCTGTTGCTGACAAACTACAAGAAACTATTTTAAGTGCTACATCCGGGACAACTCAACCAACAGGTATTTTATTTGACGCCAGTGATGTTTCTGGAACTTCACAATGGGCAAAATTGGTTAATATGGAAAAAACTTTGAGAGAAGCTAAGGTTTTTGGACCATATAGTTTCCTTTCCTCACCAAGTGCAATCGCTGTACTTAAAACCACAAGTGGAGCAACAAGTTCAACTCCAATTTTAGTCGGCAGCGACATTATGGGATATAGGTATGACTTCGCTTATTCAATTGCTTCAAACCACATTATATTGGCTAATTGGAGCGACCTTATTATAGGTCAATGGGGTGGATTTGACTTAATTGTTGACCCATACTCAGTTGCTAAGGAAGGAAAAGTGAGATTGGTTATTAATACTTATTGGGATGCTAAGTTTAGACGCAGTGCTTCGTATTGTGTAGCTGACTTAACCTAACAGGAAGTTTCATTTTCATATATATTTATTCATTTGGATTTTCGGGCCTCGCCGCTAATGTAGTGGCGAGGCTTAATTATGCCCCCAGTTTTGACATTTTATTAATAAAATATAGTATTTATTAAAAAACCTTTTTTATGGCATACATAACATTAGACCAAGCAAAAAAACATTTAAATATAGAGTCAGGTTTTACTGATGATGACACTTATATTACAAGCCTGATTGATGTTGCTGAGTTAGCAGTTGAACAATTTTGTAATGATGGATTAAGTGGTTATACCGCCGAAACAATGCCCGTTACTGTTAGTCAAGCAACCCTTTTATTAATAGCCCACTATTATGTAAGTAGGCAAATAGTAGCATATGGAACTCCAATGGAGATACCTTATGCGTTTAGGTTTTTACTTGATTTTTACAGGGTGAGAACAGTAGTGTAAAATAATAATAACTTATGATAATAGGCGAATTAAAACATAATATAATAGTACAACAGCTTCAAAAAATAAAGGACATATATGGCGCTGAGCAAGAAGTATATGTTAATTACTTAGAATTGAGGGCAGCTGTAAAGTATGCAAACGGAACAAAACAGGTTGAAAATGGAGCACTGGTTAATACTGAATATGTAATTTTTACAACTTATTATAGGAACATACCACCAACTTGTAGGATAGTGTTTGACAATAAGTTTTATTCAATTAACTCAGTAGTTGAAACAGGTTATAGGGAAGGTTTAAGTATAACCACTGAGTTAATACAAGGTTTGGTTGGTGATGATGTGCAATTTATTAGTGGTTCAACACTTATTAGCCAAAGTGGTTATGAGTTTGCTGATGTAGCTTTTAGTGGTGATTATACCGACTTAATAAACGCTCCAACTGGAACAACTGGTGGAGGTGATGTTGATTTAACTGATATACCTGATACAGCGATTTTATTTAATAATGCCGGCACTATAAGTGGAACAACAAGGTTTACTTATGAACCTGGATTTGTTACTTGTGATGCTGATAATTTTGAAATGACACAACCGGGAGCAAGTTTTAATTTCAAAAATGAAAACAGTTGGTATATGTATTTAGATGGGGCTGGCGATGCGTATATGATTGATGACTTTTCAGGCAACGCTTCATTTAGGTTAGACCAAAGTGGAAACACTACTTTTGGAGGAACGGGTTATATTCAAATTGATAATATACAAAACATTAGCGACACAGGAACCAAATTAGTGTTGGATAATAATATATTATATCAAGTTACAGGAATTACAGGTGGAGTTGATGGAACAAGCGGAATAGATGGAACAAGCGGTATAAATGGAATAATATATAATGGCTCATTATGGCAACGCACACTTGACGGACGAGAGTTCGGAGAAGGGCAATGGTTTGCTGAAAAGGACCCAACAAACTTCGCCGACATCGCCGAATTAACTATATCAAAAAGGGACATTTATGGAAATGACTGGGAAGCGTGGTTTGAAACTTTATCAACCGACAGGGGGGATTATATACAAATAACTAATCAAAATAATAATTACTTCGGCATATATCAAATAAGGACAGTAGCCGAAAATGATAATGACTTTTATCTAACACTTTTATTAATTGTCGCAAATGGCTCACTCACAACAGAAGGCTTAAATCAATACTTCAATATAATATACCAAGGCTCGGATGGAACATCAGGAACAAGCGGAGACCCAGGAACACCCGGTTCGCCAGGTTCCTCAGGAACATCAGGCGTAGGAACACCAGGAACCTCAGGAACAAGCGGAACATCAGGAACCTCAGGAACAAGCGGAACATCAGGAACCTCAGGAACAAGCGGAACATCAGGAACCTCAGGTTCATCAGGAACAAGCGGCCTTTCAGGTTCATCAGGAACAAGCGGCCTTTCAGGTTCATCAGGAACAAGCGGCCTTTCAGGTTCATCAGGAACAAGCGGTTCATCAGGAAGGTCAGGTTCATCAGGAACAAGCGGAACATCAGGAACCTCAGGTTCATCAGGAACAAGCGGCCTTTCAGGTTCATCAGGAACAAGCGGCCTTTCAGGTTCATCAGGAACATCAGGCACCTCAGGAACATCAGGAACCAGCGGTGTTAATGGTTCAAGTGGGACCAGCGGCCTTTCAGGTTCATCAGGAACAAGCGGTTCATCAGGAAGGTCAGGTTCATCAGGAACAAGCGGTTCATCAGGAAGGTCAGGTTCATCAGGAACAAGCGGTTCATCAGGCACCTCAGGAACATCAGGAACCAGCGGTGTTAATGGTTCAAGTGGGACCAGCGGCCTTTCAGGTTCATCAGGAACAAGCGGCCTTTCAGGTTCATCAGGAACAAGCGGTGTTAATGGTTCAAGTGGGACCAGCGGCCTTTCAGGTTCATCAGGAACATCAGGCACCTCAGGAACATCAGGAACAAACGGAGGAACTGATATAGTTTTAGACACAACACCACAACTGGGAGGGAACTTATCACTAAACGGATATGGCATAATACTTGAAAATCAATTAACAGGCTCAACAATTGCCGCTGGCAACTTGGTTTATATATCGGGTGGAACCGGAACCTGGTGGGGAGCCGACAGCGACAGCGTTGAAACCTGCTCATCAACTCTCGGAATATATCTCGGCTCAAATCAAGTTTTAATATATGGATTATATACAAAAACAGGCCAAACAATAGGAACACAATATGTCTCAGGCACCATCGGCGAATGGACAACGACAATACCAACCGGCAGTGGCAAAATAGTAAGGATTATAGGCGATGCTATAACAACATCACAAATAATTTTCAACCCCGACAGAACATACATAGAACTATGATAATTGACGACTTTAACAGAAGCAATAGAACGCTAAGCGGAGACACGGCAACTAACGGAAACATATGGGCCGTCGCCGGAACTACTATACCATCAATAGTTTCAAACGAGTGCTATATGACCGATGACGGTGACAATCCACAAGCCACCTTGGAATTAACCGAGGAATTAAATATAAATAATAACCTAAACTTTCGCTATAAGGCAAAATCAACTGCTACTAACATCACTGGAACAATGCGTTTGAAAAACTCAGCAAGAGATAATATAATAATCGTTCGTTTAAATGGTGGAAATATACAATGCAGCAACGGAACAGGCTTTACCACTATGACAACTTTTACTATAAATACATACTATACAATTGAAGTCGTAAATATAGACTACACTAACTACTTAAATGACATTAAAGTAGATGGAGTTTTATATAATAACTCCGGCTCTCATTTTCCATTCGTAAATAATGATACTGGAATATATGTCGTTCAATTCGCTATGTCAGGCCCAGCAGGACAAGTGTTTAATGTGGATGACGTGGCAACATACGCCGAAGTCAATAAAATAGGAAACCATAATAAAGTCAATGGCGTTTCATCAACGAACATACAAAAAATTAATGGAATAAGTTGATATAATGGAGGAGGATAAAAAATATACTGATTTTGTAACTGTTGAAATGATAGGTGATGAAAACTTGTTTAAGTTTTTAAACGAGATGGACACTGTTGTT